ATTCTTCCCGGTGCTTTCTCTGTTTCTAAGGGAATAACAAGTAGATCATGGAGTTTAAGTGGGTATCTTTGATCATCTTCTCCACTGGTGTCCAACATAAACTGTAAGGCAAACCCTGATTTACCATAGGAAGCCTCTCGTTCTGCCAAATCAAGAGAATCAAACCTAAGAGGGTCTGTGGGTTCTCCTACTGACTTACCCATATCGAGAATAAATGGGGCTAGTCTATGTCCATAAAATTCTTTTAGCTTGTTAGAAGGCATCTGAGAAGGCCATATTCTACATTCATAGCCTCTATCTTGAAGTCCTGCATATAAGCTTTCTTCTACCTGAGGTGTACCCAAGTAAACTATACGGCCTACTTTGGGCATAACTACAGCATCAAATTCCTTTACGACTTCTCCCAACTTATCCCTCATTACTTGGGTCAAAGCATTAGATAATACTTCAACGTCATCCGCAATAATGAAGTGTGCTCTTGATCCTACGATCTGACCAGTGATACCAACAGACTTAACACTAGGAGCATGGGCAGCCCTAGAAGGAGCAACATCAAAAGCCACATTAGAATTTCGTTGGTCTTCTCTCGCTTTGAGATGTTGGAGGATCGGCATTTCATTAATGATTCTTTTAGTAAACGTAGAAAAGTCATCTGCCCTCTGTTTGGATGCGGAGACCACCAAGAACTTTAACTGGGGGTCAACCAAGAGTTTCCATACTACAAATGCTGAGGTAATCCAAGACTTACCTACTCCTCTAAAAGCTTGTATGATCAGTCTCTTTGGCCCGGATTGTAGGTACTCACCTATGTCATACTGTATAGGAGTTGGATTAGGTAATGCTAAATGCTTCCATGCAAGATACAAGAAGTTCCTAAAGTCACTTTTAATTAGGTCTAATTGATTCTTCAAATGGTAGTTCCTCTACAAGTGCTTTTATATCTTCATTATTAGTGCCAAGACACTCAATATTATTATCTCTAAGAAACTGTCGCACCACATTAAGGTGTGCCGGAGTGGCTTCTCCTGACTTAATAGTTTCAGCCAATGTTCTAGCCAATAACCCATGTAACTCTCCCATATCTTTAACTGTGCCGTTACTCATTTCTTCCTCCACTCATTATGCGTTTTTTCTATTAGGATTACGAAATATAGATGTTTTTTCAGTAAGTTCTGCTAATATAGGAAACTCTTGATCTGGATGTAATCTAATAGCTCTTGCTAATAGTTCTTCTTCTGTCTCAACTATATTTTCATCTGGAATACAACAATCTACAGGACACACTTCTTGACACGCTTCTTCACCATGAAATCCTACACATTCAGTACATAGTGTGGGATCAATATAGTAATAATCTAAGTCCTCTCCTGATCCATCGTCTATTGCCTCATTAGGACATTCAGGTTCACAGACCGCACAATTGATACATTCATCAGTTATTATTGTTGCCATTCCTAATTATTTACCTCTCTATCTAATAATTCTTGTGGTAATGTTAGACATCCACATTTTCTACACATTAGAACTTCATTTGGTACATCTAATTTATACTCAACATCTATTGGAGAATCCATAAAATTGATATAATTATGAATCCCTAATTCACATCTACGTTCTTGAAATGATAAATCAAATATACTTTTACTCACCACATACTTCTTTATATATATCGTTATTCCTAGCTACCTTAGCTAAATCTGTAGTTAACTCAGGGTGTTCCTTAAGTATATCTTTGGATTCCTTACTAAATTTTACTTCTTCATACCAAGCACACTCCTTTGAGTAATATGTATCAGCATTATAAAGTCCTAACCCAAAGTTAACTACAGGTGCTATTAGTTCAGTTGCGGTGCTACAGCCCATTAAGAACATCAGGCATAGAAGTACGCTCCCTAACTTTAGCTTTAGCTCTGTCAATTTCTTCCTCCACATCTTGTTTAGCTGCCATACCATTAGGGTGATTAATGTTATTAAACACATTACCTGCAAGCCAGTTGAAGATAGGCCATACAGTGCTTAACATAGGTACTCTTTGTACCCACCTATCAGGTAACGCCCCAGTTACAGCTGTGAAGATAAGAACAATCTCACCTGCTATTTGAAACCATTGTTGACCCATAAACATATCAAACATTTCGTGCATTTTGTTTCCTTTAGCAATTTCTATCCATTAAATGTGCGTTAGTAATAAGAGACAATGGTATATATCCACATCCCTTGTACTTCCCTTTTTCAATCATGTCTTTATTATAACCAATAACGGCATGATCATTTGACACTCCCATGAGAAAACCACAGGATTCATATAAAGCTTTTTTAGCATCTAAAGTATCTATAGTGACTTCATCACTATCATCATAAGGATCAAACCACTCAATAATAATAAGTCTATGTAGATTTTCTTTATTAGTTAATAGTTCTGTTACTAGTTGATTACGAGTCTTTTTCATTTTGTTAGTCCTAACCAAGTCACTACAGTTCCAATAATTGATACCATTAAAAGCCAAAGTCTATTAGAAGTAACTTGGGCTGTCTTCATAGCTTTAACTTCTGATACTATCCCATTTACTTTAGATTTACCTCGTAAGATAAGTTCGTGTTCATCTACTTCTTCTTGAGTTCTGCCTAGATCACTTCTAATTAGGAGGACATCTGTGTGCATCTCATTAAGTTTATTCAGAATATCTTGCTTTTGATCAGGCACAGTGTACTCCTTAGAAAAGTTGAAATGCTTTTAATATTGTAAACATGATGATTGCTAGTATAATAAATGCTCTGATCATTGTTCCTCAGTTTCTAAACTTTTTTTAAGTTGCGTTAAAAATGATTCTCTGCCAAAGCGTAATTGTTCAAGATTAAATTCACTAGATTCCATCTTCCTATCCAAATCAACAATATGATTTAACATTCTTTTTTGCTCATCATTGAAACTTTCAATATCATACTCTTTGTCATCAATCATTATGGGTGTCTTTTTATTTTCTCCCATTGTGATTTCTCCTAAGTTAAATTGTTATGCCTCTATAGCGTCTTTAAATGGTTGTAAATCTTCTGTAGTCCAAAAATCTTTAGCAACCATAATTTCTAAATGTTCTTTGTTTCGTTGTAAAGCATCAATTGACTCACCATCGGTGTCACCAGATGCTACAATTTCATTAATCAGATTTACAGAGTCCATAGCAGAACTATAATGTTGCGCTATTTCTTCTACTGTAATTTCTTCTGCCATTATTTTGTCTCCAATTCTTCTATGCGTTTTAGTAATTGAGCATTTTGCTCGGTTAGTTGTTGTACTGCTTTGACCAACGGTGTGATTAAATGTGCTGGTGCAAACTCTAATTTGTCTGGATTAGTTTTTGTCACCATCCCTGAGTCTTCTAAACATTTTTCCCCTACAGTCTTGCTGTCTACTTCTTGGGCAACAAACCCCATTCTCATACCAGAGTTTGATTTCCAGCTTCGGAATGTCGTATTTATTTTTGATCCATCAGGAATACCGTTGTCGTACCATTCTCGTCTATCCCAATAGAATGTTACTGGCCTTAAAGAATTAATAAAATCTAAACCAACTGTTTCTGGTAGGTCTGTGATTTGTGCTTTATCTCTTTCATCTGAAAGGGATGAAATAGTTGTTTGATTGCAACGGAGAGTAGCTACATCTGAACTTCCCAATGTAATTTCATTTGAGACAGTAGCGGAAGACGCTGATACATATTTTCCAATGAGAACATTGTTTGATCCTGTAGTTATCGACTGCCCTGCACTTTGACCAATTGAAGTATTATTACTCCCTGTGGTGACGGCCTTCAAAGCACTATGACCAACGCCAACATTTTGAGCGCCTGTGGTGTTTGCCAGCAGAGCCTGAAAACCAACAGCAACGTGATTGTATCCAGTTGTGTTTGCATAACCAGCTTGATAACCAAAAGCAGCACTGTTATTACTTGTATTAGCCTGTAACGCAAAAGAACCAGCTGCCGTATTGTAAGTTCCAGAATTGCTTAACAAGCATTCACGACCAATAGCCACATTATATGTTCCACCAACGCCAGAACCCAACGCACTGTTACCAACAGCAGTATTACTTGAACCAGCAGTAGTCATAGCTGCCAATGCTGAACTACCAATCGCTACATTACTGCCACTAGTTGTAGCATTTTTCAAAGCATTACGACCAATAGCCACATTATTAGTACCTGTAGTACCATTCATGGCGGCCTCACCACCAACAGCAGTATTACTGCCCCCTGTGGTATTAGCCCATAAAGCTTGATACCCCATTCCAACATTGTAAGTAGCAGAGGTATTAGTAAATAATGTCTTAAATCCAAACGCTGTATTGTAACTTGCCGTACTGTCTTTAAGAGAATTATGACCAACGGCTGTATTTCGCTGACCAGTAGTTACTAGATACTGTGCTTTTTCCCCTATTGCGACATTATATGA